TTGGCGTACTCTAACGTCAGCTAAAATAGATGATGCCTGTGAAATAAATCTATTTCTTGTTGCAGCATCGTTTTGCTCAAATAGTAAACTTTGCGCAACTTTTTGAATTCTACGTTTAATGTTAATCATTAATCTTCTTACGTTAACTCTGTCTAATGCGGTTCTTGCAATTTGAGTTGTCTTCTGTCCAAATATTACAAATTGATTATTTGGGAAGTTAGCAATTGGATTAATTCTAGCCTCGTAAAGAGTATCACGATCATCTGCGTTTAATCGAACGTCAATACTTGTAACATTAGGTAGAGACCCACGAGAAAAACCAGCTGGAGCAAACCATGGACTCTGTACAGTATCAGTCTTAGCTAGCGCACCTAGTGCAACAACCGATGACGGAACTCTACGTGATCTTTGGTTTGTTAGTCTAGCATTTGCATCATCACCGCTATCTTTGATCATTACGTCTGGGAAATATGTTGCAACATAAGAAGAATCTAATTCACGCTGATCAAATAGATTGGATGTCACATCAACATCAGCTACACCTGATGCTATGCCTCTTGAAGAAACAAAGATTCGATCCTCTGATCTTGTATAGTGAGGAATGTCCATAAGGTAAATTGCCTTACCGTAATCCTTAACTCTTCTTGCAGCATAATCAGTAACTAGTGACTCACGAATCCCAGGAATAACTAATACGTTATGATCAATAATCATCTCGTCTGTCATGATCAACACAGCATTTCTATAAGCCATTACTGCGTTATTTCTTAGTTCTTTGCCTTGCATACGGTTCGCTGCATCATCTGTGCCGCTCAAACCACTTGCATACCCATCGACAAAAGCATGTCCTCCTTCGACTGTAGATGTTGCTCTATCTGTAAAGAAAGCGTCATCTCTGTCTAAGATATTTACACCGTCAAATCCTCCATAGAAAGGAGCTGTAAACTTTGCCATCTGACTGTATTTATTAAACTTTGTTGGACTTTCTGCTAAAAGCTTTGCCATCGTAGCACGATATCGTCTATCAATACCTGCAGGTGTTCCATCTTCATCTTCGAAAGGATCGTTAGAAGCTCTATTCATATCAATGACATGTGATACAGAGTCATAGTGATCTGAGTCCACATCAGCATTTCTTACATAAACTGCTTCTAAAAATGCTTCTAAAACATTACCTTCAATAGAATCTACTGTTGCACCTGGGAATGCGACCTTTGCCAAACTAAACTTATTATTGTTAAACTTGTCAGCATCAACACCACTAAATCTTGTTGCACTGTGTGCTGTTAAAAATTTTGTTAAAGAGTTGATTAGCGGATTAAAGTCTGTTACCTGAGCGTCGTTTGGCTTGTCAATTGACTTAACTCTTGTAGTATGAAGACCCCAGTAAAGTGATGTCTTTACATTTTCTTGAGAAGTCTTTTGAAGATTTCCATCGCTGTCAGCTGCTAAAGCTTGACCTAGATATGTTTGAAAATAGTCGCCGGTATTATTGAGCATGCTACCTTTTGTTACCTTTGATCTAAAAGGAAGTGGAGGCAAAACAGAAAAGCCTATTTTGTTTAATCCCTGTGTTCCATCAATAACATTGCCGCTGCCGTTATCCTTTCCAATCAAGAAAGATTCACCAGCATTGTCTCTACCATCATTACCGTCATCAGTCGTACGTAGTGCAGGAATTCCTCTAAATCCAAAAGGAAGTGCTTCATCAGGAACTTCACCTCGTAAAACGTCTTTTGACATAACAACACGAATTCTTGTTGACTTGTTTTGGAACGTTCCTTCTCTAACTAGTCTCTTTTCGTCTTCAGAGTCTACGTCTAAAGATAACATTACTTTTTGATCACCGATAAGTCGACCAATATAGTTCTTTGCGTTTGGATCTAGAGAGCATCTATTATAAGACTCTAAAATAACAGGAGCTTCGTCAGTATCATCAACTTTTCTTAATTGTACTGAAAATGTGCCGTACTTGTAATTTTTCTCTGTTGAAGCTTTTAAGTTTGCAATTGAAATTTTGTAGCCATTTGAACCTGTTGCATATGCACCATCATCTAAAGATTCAAAGTGGAAAAGGTCATACTCTTTATCACCAAAAGGCTGTGAAATAAATGATGTTGTCTTTGGAGCTTCAAACCTAGAAACAAAGTCACCGTATAGATCAATATATCCACCGTCATCTTTTCCTCTAACTACAGCAACAGCTTTACCTTGTGTTGAAGCTAATTCGTCTTCTACAGGAAAATCTGCATACAAGAAGTGCTTTTTATCTGAAAAGCTGTAAGGATCTGTATTTAAAACGTTTGCAATATAGCTATCACTTGTAGGATCTAGTGATACTTGTTTATCTTGTCTTTCTGTGCCATCATGCTTGATAATTACTAAATCAAAAAGCTTTAAAGCATCATTAGTTACAGCTGCAACATCGTCATTAGCTTCATCAGCATTACCTGCGTTTGTTATTCTAAGTGTATAATCCTTATGCATAAAGATCATTGCACGAACTAATTGAATCTCATCAGCGTTTGAGTCGGTTGTTATTCCGTCATGTGGTGAGTCATTGCTAACAGTTGTAATAGAGTCATTATCATTAAAGATACCGTATGTTACGTGTTCTGCATCGCTGACTTTGTGTGACGCTACAATAAACTGGACTGCACCTTTTGCTCTGCTTTCTTCTCCTCCTGCTATAAATGCTGTGCCATCTACTTTAAAGCCTGCGTATTTTTGTGATCCGCTAGCTGCTGATTCTCCAGTGCCCAAAATCCTGCAGAACGTTGCTGCCTTACCACCATTAGAGAAAAACTCGGAAACAGCATGTGCAGCAGAAGTATCTTGATCTGGCATACCAAATTCTCTAATAAATTCATCAACGCTTGTAATAGTTTTAGGCACGAATGCTTGTCCTTTTTGAGCAGGACCAATTACACCAACAGGCGTAGCTGTGTTTCGAGTCAAAGGTCTACTAATAACCTCTATCTCTCTCTCGAAAAATCCTGGAGACTTAAATGTCTGTTCTGCCATAGTATTGTTCTCCTAATATTTTTTTATTATCTAACTTTAAATATTTAGTCGTTTCTTAATTATTCGTCATTTGATGAAATATTGAATAAAACTTCACCTAATCTAGCATCATATACAGTCTCACCTTTTCCTTTAGAGGCTTTCGCCATCACAGCCACAAGTCTTCCTGATGCGTCACGAACAAATGTTTTTCTTGTTTTTGTACTAGCAGAATCTTTTTCGCCTACATTGTCAGATTTATATTTATCAATATTTAAGTCAACAGCAAAACCAGCAGATGCATCGATTTCTTGAAGCTCAGCAGCATTTTTCTTGCTACTTAATCCTATTCTATTTGAAGGAGCAAAAGTATCTTCTGTAGCTAAATCTGTAAACATATAAGCATCTGGATCAGGATCTTGCACTCCTCCTTCTGTAGGGTCTAAGTTGACATATTCTTCAACAACATCAAATGATATTTCTGGTGCACTCATAAAAGATCTAAGTGCTGTTTTGCCTCCAAGAATATTTGGTGCAATAATGTAGCCAGTTGTATTAATTGTCATATTATATTTAATATACCTTTCAGCGTCTGTAAAGTCGCTGTAATTTGTATCTTGACTTATACTTCCGTCTACAAACGCTGAAAATGTGTATCCTTTGTCACTCTCTATTCTAAATTGCTGTCCTGGGTTAAGCGTATACGCGCTCATTATTGTCTCGAGCATTTTGTTCATTTGTTGTGTATACGATGACCAAATAGATATTTCATAATTTGCGCCAAAGTATTTAACCGCCGGCATTTCTATTGTCTCTATAATATTTCTTTCTGTTCTAGGTTTAAGAGATAAGTCTGGATCTATATTTAAATCTTCACCTTTGACATTTTTTAAATTTTCAACATTTTTTTGCTGCCTATAAGCCAAGTCTTTTTGTGATATTCTTTTTTTAACAACATTAGGAAACATTTGGTTATTTGCGATTCCTTTTGAAGGAACGTTTTCTATAGAAGACCTAGTGATAGATATTAAAGGAAGTATAAGTGCACCATTTCTATCAGTAATAGGTTGTTTTCTTCTTAGAAGAGCAAAACGCTCGCCAGTAGCAAAAATAACAGGAACTTTTTTTATTTCACCATGCAAGTCATAATATAGAGGTATCTGCTTGTCAAAAAGATTAAAAACAGCAAAGTCTACATCTTCAACACCGCATGAAGGTATAACATAATCTGTATTACCATCACCTTCGTATCCAGTTGGAGAATATCTTTTTTCGCTATTTATATCGTATTTTGTTGACATTAATCTTCATCTCCATAAAAAGAAGAACCTACACCATTTACACTTCTAACAGAGCCGTCAGGTGCAACTTTTCTAGGTCCTGAAATAGGTTTTTCTATTATTTCATCATCTTGAAGTCTTCTGACATCATGATCAGGAATTCCTCTTTGTTGCTCAAATGTTGTTTGCACTGCATCTTCATCACTATAAATTTCATCAATTGGTCCATGAGGTCTAAGTGCAATTTGATTCATACGTACTTGCTTACCATTTACTTTCATTGAAGCAACTCTTTCAATTTGACCGTATATGAGCTTATCGTAAATTATAGATGTTGCTTCAAAAAAGTATGATCCATAAGAAAAATAGTCACCTTCTTTAAAAGTAATTTTTCTGTCTAATAAGTCTCTATAATGAAGATAGACTGTAATTGTCTTAATAGTTTCAGTACCAAAATTTGTTGTCTTTATTTCAGACGGTTGCCATTCAATCATAGCTTCTATTTCAATAGGTGGATTAAATATTTTTTGTGGAGACTCTTCATAAATTTTATGGACATTAGAAAGATCTTCTCTAATTGTATAATAATAAATTTTTTGACCTGCTACATCTTTTATAAGTTCTTTTGTTATATCAGCAAAAAAGTCGACTTCACGTTGTCCTACAAATAGTCTAGCCATAATACTACCCCATTATAATCCCTCTACCATTAGGTATCGGTATTCTTTTTAAAATTTGTGCCATTTGCTCAGACTGAGCAGCATCTGCCTCTAAAAGTTTTTGATATGTTAATTTATCTAGCGTTTCTGTTAGTGATGAGTTTAGGTTCGACTTATCTTCTCTTCCTTGGCTTATTAATTCTGAACCGTTCATTTGCAAGTCACTTCCTGGAATAGGGACAGATGAAAACTTTGATCTTATAAGTCCTAATGTCTCTTTGCACAGTGCTAAAGTATACTGCTTTATCCACTGACGACACATAGAGTTGATTGAGCTATATTTTACATTAGCAAAAGGTACATTTGATATATTAGAAACACCTGTAATTGTACTATCTTCATA